TGGCCAGATGGTTACGCGCCTTCAGTCCGTAAGACTCTGATAGTTCAGGTGCATCAACGCCAAAAAGGCGAACGCGCTGGTGGTTAATCTCCAGCGTGTCGCCGTCAATAATGGCTGATGGTATGCCAGTGATGGCTGTTACAGCCACCGCAGCAGGGATAAGTATGTTCATCCTAAGCCCCTATCATCTTCTGTGGCCGCTCACCTTCCTTGCACCACCCAAGGGCTGCCTTCTCGCTGGGGTAGACACGTGCATCCCACACGTTGACGGTGTAAAACATGCCGGTGCCTTCAGCCGCGACATAGGCGCGCCTGTATTCGTTCCATATCACCCATTGGACAGGCACAGTGGTGGCGGAAGTAGTGGCTGTAGCCGCGTCAGTCATCGAAAGCGTCTCCACTCTGAATAAGGTGAACCATGCCGTATAGCATGTCTTTGAACGATGGCGAGAAGCCACTGTCGGGATGGGTTATACGGTCGAAAAGGCGCTCGATGACCTTCTCGTTCTGGTATTCTATGACAGCGCACAGGCGCGTGAGTGCGTCGAAGACAATAACCGCTTCTTCGTTATCTGTATAAGCCATTGGTTTACCTCACGTTAGTGGGACGTATTTCGAATTTATACCACGCAGGTCTTCTCTGTTGGATATGAGCACATAGTTGCTTTTGTGCATAGGCGCTATTGTGCGCCTACTGGCGTCACGACGCGACTGCGCCTCCCCACAGGGGAGACACAGCCTATAGCCCAGCGCATGTCGTCGTTCTGGCACGGTATTGGTGCATTTAACGCATATCATCAGAGGACCTCCCCATAGATAACACGCGCACGGGCTATAGCTGGCCAACCTTCCATGGCTAGTCGCCTGATAAAGGTCAGAGAGACTGCCACTGGTGCACGCTCGCCACTGGTACGGGGATGGGTATGTGTTCTATGTCGTGTGGTTGTGACGCCATAACGGTCCTCGTTCTCATACCATTTGTCTGTTGTGCGCTCATAGACGAACAAGGGCCAGTGCTCGCCATAGCTATAGACAGTGAAGGTGTCGTCCGTAGACCATCGTCCAAAGATGGTCTTGTTTTTGTTCTGGAAAGGCGTTTTAGCCTGCACGAAATGGCGCACTTCGCGATTAGTCAGACCTTTTTTCATGGTTTTATCCTTATCGTGCTGTAATATCAAAGGTATAGGTAGACACGTCGCATCCAAGGACGCCGTAGGGCGTCGCATCGTGGTAATGCTGGAACCATACGTCATCGCTCGCATCCATAGGCCAGCACTGCCCATAGGTAGCCACCATATGATCGGTAAACGCATCCAGATGTGCTTCGTCTTCCGGCTCAAGGCCAGAAGTATCGCTATTGAAAAACGCGCTCGCCCAGTGTGAAGGGAGTGTAAGTTCCAACGTATCCATATCTGTCGCCTCCTCAAGAGTGGGTATAGCCATCACGCTCTATGCACAGCCACATCCCTGCCCATGGCAGGACAATAGCGCCGTCACAACCAAAGGTAGGCTGGGCTGTAGAGCGAAATTGGCGATAGGTAAGCGCACGGGTGCTGTCTGCACCACGCATATAGATACGTTTAATGGCTAGTCGTTGGGCTTTGGTCGTTGTGATCATAGTCCTATCCTTTCTCAATAGCATACTTGTATAAACATGACTGTGCAGGACCGATAGGGTCTGAACTCTATCATGTCACCATAGGAGGTGGTCTTACCGGGCATACCAGAGATACCCATGAGGCGTTTGGATAGTCGCATAAGGGCTCTATCAGACATCGTGTCGGGTATAGACACGACCTCCCTCTTGACCCAACAATAGTTGGCTTCACCACCATAGGTGTCGGTGTATTCGATCAGTATCTGGGACATTGGCGTTACCTTCTGTTGATCCGACGCACATCGATCATGCCACGATCCGGGCGGCATGTCAAACCCGCCGATGTAAAGTTAGCTCATTTTGAGCAGTGTCGTGTAAAGTTTCGGATCGTATCAACATGTAAAGTTTCGGATTGTATCAACAAAATGTAAAGTTTCGAAACGTAAAGTTAGCTCATTTTGAGCACCACAGGCGTGTAAAGTTGCGTATGCCATCAACACAACTATCTAAAAATGGGGTCGGACTATCTGCGGGCCGGGGAAAAATGGATAGCGTAAGTTGTTGTTTTTATGGGGATTATACAAACTATCTAAAATATCCGTGATTTTTTCGTAGGGCCGCAACTTTACACGGTGTTGATGGGGTGAACACCAGAGGGTGGGAGAACGAGGCGGGGTAGTGCGTTCTCGTTTTGTTCTCGGTGTAAAGTAAGCGCGTGTTAAAAAAAACACGTATATTTTAGATAGTTTGGATAATCTTATTTATATATATAACTTAACCTCAGATAGATATACCCATGGAATCAATGACTTGTGGAATTGGCCGTGTTAACGCAATCCACAAAGTGTAAAGTTTGTAAAGTTTCGACGTGTAAAGTTTCGGACAGATATTTTGGATAGTGTAGATAGTTCTATAAAAATCAATCACTTACAAACGTGTAAAGTTAGATTGTATACGTAAGTTATACTTTCAACTAGCTAGAGCCCGAAACTTTACGTCTTTGGGGTCACGACCTATAGGCCCCCGACGTATGGCGAAGCACACACCAAAATGTAAAGTTAGATTGTAAACACTAGAGCGTCCCGCGTATGTTCGGACAGGCCAAATGCGGACAAAGAAAAACCCCGCCTTGCGGCGGGGCTGTGGTTATTCAGAGAGAAACCAGACGATTGGCAGGGCAATCGAGAGGCAGGAGAAGAGTGTAAACCAGTCCATGATTCTATTCCTAGGTAAGGCAGGGCGCTTGCGCGCCCTGCTATGTTTCACTGTGGTTTCACGATAGCGCGGAGGCCGTGCTTTACCTTTAGTCGTTCGAGCATGTTCCATGCCCGTTTTTCGACGACCTTCACTTCGTGAACCTTACGATTGCGACGGTCGACAATGACGATAGTGCGATATGCGTTTTTCATAGCTACGTTTCCTTGTGAGAGAAAAGCAGGGCGCTTGCGCGCCCTGCCCTATGATTTACTTCGCTGCTTTGCGCTGGCGGAATTCGGCTTCAGAAATTACTCGGTTACCGGACGGGCCTTTGCCCGCTTTGATGATCCGTTGAATTTCCGCTGCCTTGGCAATGACTTGTTCCCATTGCCAACCATAGTAGGCGACCGGGACCGTGCCATTGCCCGACGCAATCGAGAAGGCGATTTGCCCGTTCTCTTTAACGTCTACCGCTTTCGGCTGTGGAGCAGGGCGAGCCCCACTACGCAGAGCCTCATTTTCGGCTTGCAACTTCTTAATCATCTCAAAGAGTTGCTCGTTCGAGACAGCCGCAGCATTGAGCTTCGTCATAGTATTCTCCTATTTAGTTTTCAAACAGCGGCGGCTTGCGCCGCATCGACGCCGTTGCATCGACCATTTCAATGTGCATGAAACGCACATCAAAGTCAAATCGCCCCTATAGTTCATGGTTTGTTCGCTAGCACGGCGCGGCTTGCGGCGCGCGGCGGCACAGGTAGGCGGGGCCACATGGACTGGCGATTCGTAGCCCCCCACCATGTGTAGTATCACGCTTATAACACGACCCAATTTTCCCAATTGTTACACTTATTAACACGTTTACATTTGGCCTAGGTTTCTATTTGTTACACTTATTAACACGTTTACATTTAGCTCAGCCCATTCACTCTCTCCCCCTCCCCCACTTGCGTTTCATTAACATCCAGTCTACCTTCAGCGCATGTTCCAAGACCCGTACACCAAATGGTCAGACCGTCTCGCGTTCGACATTGCGCTTCGACTTGAGGGCAGCGGCGAAGAGGTGGACGAAATACTCGACCGGCACAGACTGCTGGCTACAGACCTGTTGTCATTTAACAAAGACCCGATCTTCCTCAAGAAGGTGGAGCACTTCCGTGGTGAAATCCGCGAGAAGGGGATCACGTTCAAGATGAAGGCCAAGGCTCAGGCCGAGGAACTGCTGACGACATCATGGGCGCTTATCCATAGTCCAGACGTTAGCGCCGCAGTAAAAGCCGACCTTATCAAATCTACCGTCAAGTGGGCAGGACTGGAACCCAAGAATGATCCCGTGGATGTTGGGACTGGCGGGGGCGTACGCATTATGATTAACCTTGGTGGGCAGGACCTAGGCACAGCGAAGTTGATCGATGCAGACCCCATCCCAGCCTCAACAAACGATGGTCTATAAAATTCGCAGTGCACAGAGGGCGCGGGCGCTTGAGCAATTTCTGGCTATGCGTGGCGCGTCATACCAGACCAGAATCACGAAGACCCGACGCCATGGTCTATTTTATGTAGTGACGGTGTTCAATGGATATTGACTATACCCCGCCGCCTACGGGTGCGAAGTTTATGAAGTCGGACGCCAAGATGCGCGTTCTGCTCGGCCCTGTAGGCAGTGGTAAATCAGTGACTTGTTCGTTTGAAGTCATCAGGCGGGCGTCCATGCAAGCGCCCAATGAGCAGGGGATACGCAAGACGCGCTTCGCCGTGGTGCGTGAGACAGCCAGACAGCTTCAGGACACTACGATCAAGACGTTCCTCGATTGGTTCCCGCCGGGTCCGTGCGGCCAGTTCATGCGCACCACCAAGACATATTTCTTCAAGGTAGGCGATGTAGAAAGTGAGATTATGTTCCGCGCGCTGGACGACGCGGACGACGTGGCGAACCTCAACTCACTGGAGCTAACAGGCGCTTGGTTCAATGAGTGCAGGGACATCCACCCCGACATTGTAGACGCTATGTCCAAACGCGTTGGGCGTTTTCCCTCATCCAAGGATGGCGGGCCGACGTGGCACGGGATGTGGGGCGACACCAACCCACCGACCATGGACACATGGTGGTACTACCAGCTAGAGCACTTGAACCCATCTGATGGAGTGAGTCCCAATGACAACGGATGGGAAGTCTTTAAACAGCCTAGCGGTCGCAGTCCTTATGCCGAGAACATCGAGAACCTACCCGATGGCTATTATGATACTCAGGGTCGGTCCGAGGAGTATGTTCGAGTCTACATCGATGGAGAATACGGACTATCCAGTTCTGGACTTCCTGTTTACAAATACTTCAGACCAGATTACCATATGGCCACTTCAAGACTCCGGCACATATCCAACGGAGTACGTCCGATTATTGTGGGAATGGACCTCGGACTCACCCCCGCCGCCGTTATTGGGCAACAGGACCCACGCGGGCGTGCACTGATTCTGGCGGAAGCCGTCAGCTTCGACATGGGCGTTCAACGGTTCACGCGACAGATACTCAAGCCTTTACTCTACGAACGGTTTACGGGCGCTCCTGTGGTTGTCGTTACCGATCCTGCTGGCATACAAAGGGCACAGACGGACGAGCGCAGCGCGGTCGACATCATCAAGGCTGAGGGGCTCAAGGTCATGCCTGCCCGGACCAACTCGGTGGCGGCGCGCATCAACGCAGTGGACGACTATCTCATGCGGCAGGTGGACGGCGACCCTGCCTTTCTGGTTGACCCACGGTGCACACATCTCAAGGCTGCCATGATGGGAGGCTATCGCTACAAGCCCAAGGGTGACGGGGTCATCGATAAGAACAACCACTCTCATTGCTTTACTGCTGGGACTCTCGTGGAGACTTCGGCGGGAGCGACGCCTATCGAGCAAATCGCCATTGGCGACAAGGTGCTTACGCCATTCGGCCTGTGTCCGGTCACGGCGACCATGAGCCATGAGGCGAGCGTCTTCACTAACATTAGTCTGGCAGATGGAACGATCATAACATGCACTCCAGACCATCCATTTTATACTGAGCGGGGGGTTGTGCTTGCTGAAGATTTGCAGTACACTGATGTACTGTTTAACTTCGGGAGCACGGAATGCCGCAACAGAAATGGCCAGTCCACGAGTTCAACGGAGTGCGGTACTACCGCAAACCGCCGGGGTATTATAAATCAGACCGGGCACAGCACGGTGGAAGATACCTGCACCAAGATGTCTGGGAGCACCACAACGGCCCTATACCGGTGGGCATGTGCGTCCACCACAAAGATCACGACCGGGCTAACAACACTTTGGAGAACCTTGAACTCCTCAGTGAGTCGGATCACGCTAGACTACATATGGAGCATCGGGCTGAGCATAATCCCGATTGGTTTCTCCCCGGACTGGATAAAGCCAGAATCGCCGCTGCTGAGT